TTCTCCAGTAGCTCCGGTGGTACTTCCACCACACCCCCATCTAGATTAACTTTAGCAGGGACAGGCTCGTACCGCAGGTACCCAAGGGTGCCCTGTAGTCGTTGCCCACTCGGCCACTTGCGTGGCCTCATCTGCTTATCTAGTAGGGAGAAGGGGACTCGAAGACCCGCATCCTCATTGTCCCATATAGGGATCGGTCTGAATTTGACCGACTTCAAAAGCAATGAGATAGTGGCATCTAAGAGTATACCCGTTGTGGCGGACCACTCCGTAAGCCTGTTGATGAGAGAGTACCGGTCCTGCGGAGTCCGTAGCGTCTTGCAGTATACAGCTCGGACTGGCGATCCTTTATAAAAGTCGCCACCGCAGGATTCGAAAGGGTCCCTCAACATAGGACTTGGCCTCGTTAACCGAATGACCCAGGAGGTGCAACAATCGACGAACACTACCTACAACCTCACGGTTGCAAATAATGTCGTCTCCGAAGACTCCCCAGGACATTCTGTCTACCTGATCACAGGTTGCCTTCGTAGGCAAGCCATGATGGATCAGTGCAGAGACCACGACTGCTGCAAACACAAGCGTTTCTAAGGGAAAGGTATAACCGTTCCCCATCGAAGACAGCATGTGTAGCTCTAGCTCACTCCCATCTGGGAGTGTGACGGAGGGATGCCGACCGATCTCTAACCAGGAGAACAAACCTGGCGGGAGTATGGTCTTCATCGCCTTGTACCCGTTGAGGTCGGATGCACTTCTAAGATCGAGAGTTGCTATCTCGTCAGAGAGGGATCCGTACCTTGCTAGTTCACGATTCAACTCAGGTTGAGTGGCCAGGTCAATTCCGAAGAACGACCGAAGCCTTTCCCTGAATATCTGCTCGATGCCAAGCTGATAGTAAGTGTTCAGCGAGGCCTCGATACAGATAGTTCGTGAGCAGTCCCTTTCTTTTGGGGCGAAGGTAAGACGACTACCCTTGACTACCTTAACCGGTCCAAACTTATCGATTCTGGCCTCCTCGGCCAATTCGAAAAGTTCCCGGTCCTTAGTGTAGTCCCTATACAGTTTGTACAGGAGGTGTGAAGACGACGTCAACTCTCTAGAGAAGAACTTCGTATAGAAACTCTCCCCTATTGAGCCTAGGCTTGACCCAGGCCCGGTTCTTCCATTCGCAAAGATTTGAATGTGAGAACCG